CGGAGGAGAAGGATATACCCACGGATCAATACAGTTCTTCCCAGGCGCTCCTGGCTCTGAGTCTGGCGGTGTTCTTGCTAACCTTACCAATACTGGAATAGGAACAACCTCTGCTGCTGGTTTCAGTGTAATTATTCCACCTAAAGGTGGTCATGGATATGACGTTTATAGAGAACTAGGTGCATATAGAGCTCTTCTATATTCTAGATTTGAGACTATCGAAACTAACCCAGATATTATTGAGGGTAATGACTTTGCTAGGGTTGGACTAATAAAAAATCCTACTGTATTTGGTAGTAGTACAGAATTACTAGACACTGCCATGGTGAGTGGATTGAAAGCAATCAAGATGGCTGGAGTTACAACAGGAACGACATATGCTGTTGACTCTGAGATTACACAGACAGTTGGTGTTGGATCGACTGCAATTGGATTTGTTGCATCATGGGATAAAGTTACAGGAGTATTGAAGTATTATCAACCTATGGGTCTTGCATCTAGTGAAACTGGATACAAGATAATACCATTTACCGCTAATCCTGATGCTGGATATGGATTAACCATTAGTGGGTCATCTGTGACAGGTTCTTTATTGTCTGTTGATACTGGTTACAACGGTGTCAGTACCTCAATAAATAATAAAGTCTATCAACTTGGTATGAATTTCAGTGCTGGTATTTCATCTGCTGAGTTCAATACTAAATCTGGTGAAATAATCTATATTGATAATAGGACTGCGATTCCTAGATCGGCAAGTCAAAAGGAAGACATCAAAATAGTGCTGGAGTTTTAAAAGCAAATGCCACAGAATACCAACTTAAATTCATCTCCATACTTTGATGATTTTGAAGAGTTAAAAAATTATCAGAGGGTACTATTCAAACCAGGCTTACCTGTACAGTCTAGAGAACTTACTACACTCCAATCTATTCTACAGAATCAGATTGAGAAGTTTGGTAAGCATTTTTTCAAAGAAGGTTCTGTTGTAATTCCTGGCCAGATTGCGTATGATTCAGATTATACTTCTGTTCAGATTGATGATAGTCACTTAGGTATTCCTGTCTCTCTATATCTAGAGAATCTAAAAGGCAAAAAAATTAAAGGTGAAACTAGTGGTGTTAGTGCTAAGGTAGAAACTTATATTACAAATAGAGAATCAACAAAAGGTGCATATACCTTATACATCAAATATCAGAGTTCTAGTGATACTGATTTCTCTAGGGCATCTTTTGCAGATGGAGAAAACTTATTACTTGAAGAAGATCTTAATTACTCTCTTTCTAGTATAAGATCTGGTGGTAGTTTTGCAACCACAGTTATTTCAAATGCTACTGCTACTGGTGCTGCAGCAAAGATTGCCCAAGGTGTCTATTTTATCAGAGGATTCTTTGTAACTGTTTCTGACTCTACAGTCATTCTAGATCAGTATACAAATGCTCCTTCATACAGAGTTGGTTTATTAGTCAAAGAAGAATTAGTTACTGCTTCTGCTTCTGACAACGATCTATATGATAATGCAAGGGGATTCTCAAACTTTGCAGCGCCTGGTGCTGATAGATTCAAACTATCAACAACACTCATTAAAAAATCTCTTACAGATTTGAATGATGAAAACTTCATTGAATTAATGAGGATTCAAAATGGTGAATTACAAAAATTTGTTAAAGAGTCAAACTATAATTTAATCCGTGATGAGTTAGCAAAAAGAACATTTGACGAATCGGGACATTATTATGTAAATCCATTTAATGTAACTGTTAAAGAGTGTTTGAATAACAGAATTGGTAACGATGGTGCCTTCTATTCAAACCAATTAACTCAACAGGGAAATACACCTACAGACGATCTATTATGTTTGAACATAGGGCCAGGAAAGGCATACGTCAAAGGATATGAAGTAGAAACAATATCAACTACAACTTTTGATGTAGAGAAACCAAGAACTACAGAAAGAATTACAAACGAAGCATCACCATTTAGTGTAGGAAGACAGGTAGAACTTAATCATGTAAGTGGTTCACCTCCTGTAGGAATAGGCACAGATTCATACGTCAATCTTTTCAATAAAAGAACTGTAACTGTTGGAGAGGGTAGTGGATTACAGGTTGGTGTTGCTAGATTATATGACATCAAATTAAAGAACGTAGGATACGCTGATTCTTCTACCGTATTTGAATCTTCTTTATATGATATCCAAACATTTACATACCTCCAATTAAACACACAAACTAGTGTAACTGTTCCCTCATATGTTGAAGGTAAGAATAGTGGTGCAACAGGATATGCTTACGAAGCTGCAAATAATTCTATGCAGTTAGTATTGTACCAAGTAAATGGTCAGTTTCAAGCTGGAGAACAGATAGAAATAAATGGTGTTGATGTATCCAGAAGTATTAACAGAGTAGAAGATTATGGTATTGATGATGTAAAACAATTAGTAGGAAATGATCCAACTAATTACAAATTTAGTGCAGATGCTGTATTGAATTTAGGTCATTTATTGGCACCTACTGCAACTCAGTACACTGTTAGTCAAGCAGTTGCCTCTGCATCTACTATAACCTCTCCTAGTGCAGACTTTACTAGTGTTGGTATCAAAACTGGAGATATTATTCAGTATAGTATTTCTGGTAATAGTGTTCCTACAATGAACAGTGTGACTGGATTCACAGCACAGTCAATTACTCTTGAAGCAATTTCTGATGTTACTAACGTCAACTCAGGTGCATTACCATCTGCCGATGTCAATGTAAATGATTTGTTCAAGGTCACTCTAGAAGTTAAGAATAACTCTAGTGCATTTTTATTCAGTGAACTGACAAAAAGTAATGTTGCATCTGTAGATACAAATGGTGCAAATCTTGTATTCAAAAAATCATATGCAATTACAGTTGCAAGTAATGCCTTTAGTGGAACATTAGAAACTGATGCGGATTTAACATTAGAACCATTTGATGAAGAAGACTACAATTTATCATTTAAAACAACTGGTGTCGTAGAATCTTTAACTGATCAGAAACTAACAGTCAGTGGTAGAACAGTTACTCTATCTGGTTTGTCTGTAGCATCTGGTGATGCTGTATTGACAGTGACTTTTAGAAAGGTAAATGTAAAACCAAAATCAAAAGTATTAAAGAGAGCATCAACATATACAATTAATAAGTCCGCAAAAACCGAGTCAGGCACTGGGTTAATGAAGTTGAATGATGGTTTAACATATGATACAACTTACAGTAATAGAGTTCAAGACAAAAGAATATCCTTAGGCGTTTGTGATGTTGCTTATGTTCTTGCCATATTAGAATCATCAACAACTTCTGATCCACAATTACCTACACTTGAATTAACAAATTTAAACTCCAATTTATTGAATGCCTTAAAAGGTGAAACTATAGTTGGTAAAAATTCTGGTGCATCAGCAGTATTTGTAGAAACTAATGGTTCTAATGAAGTTAATTTTGTATATCAGAATGAAAATACATTTGAAGTTGGAGAAACAGTCACTTTTGAAGAGACTAATGTTCAAGGTATAGTTCAAACATTTGTTCCAGGCGATAAAGATATTCAAAACAACTTTGAATTTGATCCTGGCCAACAATTAGATTATGTCGATTACTCTGCGATTATTAGAAGATCGGGAACAGAAGCTCCTACGAGAAGAATTACTATTATCTACAACAACTATGTAATTGATGCTGCAGACCCAGGCGACTTTGTAACTGTAAACTCATATGATTCCAAGTTGTATAAAGATAGTCTACCTAATGTTGGTGGATTGTATGCTTCTGATATTATTGACTTAAGACCAAGAGTTACAGCAACAGTCGCTGGTAGATCTCCCCAAGAGTTTTTAGCAAGACAGTTTGTGCCTGGCACATCTTCAACAACAAATATAATCGCAAGAGACAAAAACTTTAATATATCATACGATTACTATGTCGGTAGAATAGATAAACTCTTCTTAAGTAAAGAAGGTATATTCTCTGTGGTAAAGGGAGCTCCATCTGAACAACCAAAATTACCAAACACGATTGATAACTCATTGGAAGTGGCAACTATCACCATGAATCCATATGTTTATGATACAGCCACTGTCAAACTGTCTCTTGCAAAACATAAACGATTCCGAATGAAGGATATCGCTACGATTGAAAATAGAGTTAAGAACGTTGAATACTACACATCATTATCACTACTTGAAGTAGAGACATCAAATATGTCTCTTCGTGATCCACAGACAAATCTTGATAGATTTAAGTCTGGATTCTTTGTTGATAACTTTAAGTCTGTGGCTTCTGGTGATGTCATGAATAAACAATTCAAGGCATCTATTGACTCAACTGAGGGTAAATTAAGACCACAACACTATACAACTTCTATTGATTTATTACTTGGATCAGAAGCTATAGTTGGTGCTGCGACTTCTTCAAACCCAAGTGCAGACTATAGATTTGCAGGCGATTTGGGTGATTCAAATGTCAGAAGAGTTGGTGATGTTGTATGTTTGAATTATGATGACAGTATTTTCCTAGAAAACAAATTTGCCACTAGAATTGTAAACGTAAACCCATTTGCTGTTGTAAACTGGATTGGTCAAGTTGAATTAAACCCTGCAACAGATACATGGGTTGAAACAAGAAGAACTGCTGCAACCTATGATATTGAAGGAAGTTTTAACTCATTCATGGGAATGACTGGTGCAGATAGTAATACTGGATTATCACCTATTGATTGGGGCGGTTGGGAAACTACATGGACAGGAAGAAGTTCTACACTAGGCCCTGTTACCAGACTGGATGTAGAATCAACAGTTCTTAGTAGACAAGTTCAGAAGATGGGCCCATTTGTAGGCCCTCGTAGAGGTGGTATTCCAATTACTACAACCACACAATTCTTGGATAGAAGAGATGTATTCAGAAATGAAACTACAGTCACTACTAGAAATCAAACTAGAGAAGGTATTCAATTTAGAGTTGGTGAAAGATTTGATACTACAAGTCTTGGAGATAAGGTAGTCAACACAGAAGTTGTTGCTACAATGAGATCTAGAAACATTGAATTTGTTTGTAGAAGATTAAAACCAAATACAAGATTATATCCATTCTTTGATAATATTGACATGGCAAGATTTGTTGTGCCTAAACTTGTCGAAGTTACAATGGTATCAGGTACATTTGGTGCTGGT